TTGTCAGGCTGAAGTCTTCATCGTCCAAGTCTTGTGCGGTAATCTGAGTACCACGTGAGTAGGCTTGAACTGAAATTTCGGGTTCTTTGATAATCTTAACGGAATCACCCATGTTAGCAATCTCACCGAAGTAATCGGAGTTTGTGATTGCTTCAGCAACGGCAGACTTGCGGAAAGCAAGTTGTACCTGTTTGCTGTAAATAACTGGGCTAAAGTTACCGTTAGGAAGATTACCATACCCGGCTGCGGTTGTAAATGCCATGATATGTTCTCCTAAGTTATTAGCATTGTTACAGATACAAACTCACAAGACTTATTAGAGGCTGATTTCAATGGGTGTGTATTCAGTTAAGGTGGCCGCCTAAACTTTCAACAGGCCAAATTCATCAGGTAATCCGAAGACGTTGTTCGTTTGCTGATTGATTGTGTAGACAGATAGCTACTCCATCTACACGTGTTGACTATAGTTATACTTATAAATATATATTTGTCAACAGTTTTTTATCTGGCTGAACCAGATATATCATAGATAAACTTTCCAGAACGGATAGCTTCCATAATTTCGTCAGACTGTTTTTCATACTCTTGAGGTGACATCTTTTGAACATCAGATTCTTTTAGATATGAAGAAGCCTCATTCCCCTGTGGCTTAGACCTCGTATTTTTCGTATTAACAGCTTCAATAGCACCTTTGCCATTTTTGCTTGGTTTTGCCTTGCTGATATTTCTATCTGATTTATATAAGTCAATTGCTCGTGCGGCAGATTTTGCATCGTTGTCATTCTCGTATAGTGCCTCCTGCACCCATTTAGGTTGTTCTTCTGCCCACTCGTGAAAGTCATCACTGTCTCTGATATCCCCAAAGTCAGGATGTATTCTCATCAATTCTGCTTCTGCTTTCTCCTTCGTAGCCGAAAGTTGCATCTCATCAATTGCTTTTAGTCTTTGTTCTAAATCACTAGACTGTTCTCTAGCTTTCTTTATAGCAATTGTTTCTACTATTGCAGCTACATCAGGATATTCTGCTGCCCACTTCTCCATGTCTTCATCAGATTTGGGCAACTTCATCTCTTTTTTAGTAGCTTCAGATAACTGGCGTTTTAAATTTTCCAGTTCTTCTTTAAATTCTTCAGCTTGTTTTTGCTGATGCCTACGTAAGTCAGAGTATCTTTTCTTAAAAGTTTTTTCTTCTGCACTAGTAGGTTCATCTTCAGGTGATTCTGCTTCACCCTTCTGTTCTTTAATCATCTGTTCTAATTCTTCTTCGTCACGCTTTATACGTTCCTCTTGTGAGTAAGGTTTAGATACAAATGCTGTTTTCTTTTGAGGCTTCATTTCTTCAGCCATGATTGTGTCAGACATATACTGTCTCCTATGCTGGGGCTAACCGTAGCCACGTTGGGGTGGGGAGTTAGGTAGCCAGTTAATGTGGATTAATTTTTAGAGGCTAATCCACCTGACCTCATCTGTTTAGGTTGTTTAACTTCTTTTTCCATTAAACCACCTTTTGCTCTACCGCCTGAATAGCGTGTTCTTGTTCCTGCTTCAATTTCCTTTTTTTCTCTAGCAACTCTTTCAGAAACACCAGAAGATTTACCTGTTTTTTTAACTACTTTTTTCTTTTCATCTTTTTTATCTTTTTTTCTTTGTGCGGCCTCTTGTTGCGCTCTAAGTTGTGCAGCTCTTTGTTCTCTAAGTGCTTGGGCTTCATCTGCTTTTCTTTTTGCTTCTGCTTGCCTTTGTGCTTCTTCTTGTTGCGCTCTTTGCTCTGCTGCCCTCTGCTCTCTTATTTCTGCTGGAGTTGGTCCATCATCTTTATCATCGTCATCATCCTCATCACCACTAAATAAATTAGTTAGTTGGTCTACAAGTGTAGGTACTTCTTCTGGTTTAGGTTTACTTGGTGCTATATTTTTATCTGCTAATATTTCATAATAATTACTTTGATTAACTTGACCTAACCTTGCTTCTTGTAATGTAGGTAAGTCTGATACATTAACATCTTCAATAGGTACATACTCGCCTTTAACATATACAATGTCTTTATTATCTATCATTTTAGATAGCATATCGCCACTCTGAGAGAATAGTTCCTTACCAGTTATACCTTCTGAATAACCTACACCGCCCGGCTTTACTGTGCGATAACTACCTGTTTCATCATCCCTTACATATCTATTAACATTAGATGAAGAAATCATATTTGCACCTGCTGTTGTAGTAGCAACTTCGCCACCAGACCTTACAGGTTTACCAGTTGAATCAATAACTAAGTTAGGTTTTAAGTCATTCAGTACTTTAATATTATCATCACGTTGTTTTTTCTCTTTTTGTTCTTGTTGAACATCAGCAGATTTTTGAAGCATAGCATCTACTTCTTTTTGTATTGCTCTATTCTGTTCAACTTTTTGTAAAGTATTTTCTTGATTGTATTGAGCAACTAATGCATCAAACTCTGCTTGAGTTGTAGAATTTACTTCTGCATTAATTTGAGGTTTAATATTTTTTAGGTTTTCAAGTTGTGCATAATAATTAGTAAGTCGCTCTCTATTTATTTCACCTGCTTCTTCTGGTGTGTATCCTGTATAAGATATAGTTACAGGATAATTAGATGCATTATTATTTTTTATAGTTCTTACAGCTAGATTGTTTACCAGAGGTTCTGAAGCTAGTGTACCGTCATCCTTTACTCTAAAATATCCATCTATTGTTTCGGCTATTTTATACTGTCCTGTATCATATATTTTAATACTTTCTGGTGTTTCTAACATAGGTTTTTTTATAACTTCTGCAAAAGGTTTTAAATCTTGTGGAATAGGCAGTACAGAATCAGTACTTGCCAATGTATTCATTATATCAGCTTCACCTGCTCTAGTTTGTGTATCAAATCTTTGGGTATCTGGAACATCTTCAAACCCTAATTGTTGCATTTCATTTGCTACACCCGGTGTTTGAACCATTCCCGGTACAGCTTCTGCCATACCTGATGCTTGTTCCTCTTCAACAGTTACAAAAGTTTTTAATTCAGGTTGACCTACATTATCTGTTACAACATCTAATTGCTCTAAGAAATTATCATATCTTTCTTTCTGAGCATCCGATAAATTTTTATAGGCATTACTATCTTTAGTTCCTATGTAGCCACCACGCCAACCTGCTTTATTACCTGCTGACATAATATTAGCCATAGCTTTAGGGTCAGTATATGCTTTATCTTGATAAGCTATACCAGATTTAGGGTCTACTGGAACACCATATCTATTATAAAACAAACCTGTCTTAGGGTCTACATCACCAGCTTTATATCCTATATCACCAGTAATTGCTGTACCTAATGCATATTCAGCTTGCATTCTAGCACGTTTTTGTTCTGGTGTCAATTCCTGTTGTGGTTCTTCAATTGCACCAGTTTCTTTTGCTTTATCAAATATATTTTTAACCAAACCAAAACCGGGTATCATTGCTCCTATACCTATTTCAGCCAAGCCTGAATAAAAGTCTGTTATATTACCTTTTTTTAAACCATACTCATCATACATAGCACTCTTATCTACAGCACCCTGTGAAGTATATTCTGCCCCCGGAACTGTAGCTTTTTGTTCTATAGTCTGTCGTGGTTCTGATTGTGGAGCAGGAGTTGTGGTAGTTACTGGAGCAGTAGGTGCAGTTGGAGTAGTAGGTGCTTCAGTAGTTATTTCTTCTTGTTGTGTAGTTGGTTGTGTATACTGTGGTGCATTAGGAACTAACTGTTGGAAAGTTGGAACAGGTGTTTGTGCAGATATAGTAGTAAATTGTTTTTGTTGTGGTGGTGTATACGTTGGTGGTACAAATCCACCTACTTGCATTTCTACTGGGTCATCGTCTATGTCAAGGTCATACATATCAAAAGGTAAATCATCTGGCATGACAGCTTCTTCACTATTGCCCATTTGCCCCATAGCTTCCATAGCTGCCAACCCCATCTTGGCTTCTTGGCGCATACGCATAAGTTTTTCAAGACCAATGTATCGCACTACGTCAGCAGGAAATACAAACTCGCCTTCACTCAATTGTGCAGGTATGTCATCTCGTACTTCTTCTTGTGTTGAACCGGGTGGAACATCATTGCCGGACACAGGGTCTATTGTATTACCTTCGTCCATAAGACCACCATCTTCAAACATACTCATTTGTTCTTTCATAGGTACTGCTCCACCTTCTGCAAATGTAATTACTTTATCATATACTGGATGTTCTACACCACGCACACTAATAGTTCCAATGGGTTTTCCAAGTTCTATTTGACCCTGTACCGTAGGACGTAATTTTGGTTCTGTTTTTTGTTCGGGATAATTTTTAAGATTAACACCTTTAGAAAAATCTGTTTCAAGAGTATAATAATGTTTACCTTTAGTATTAACCGAAATGAGTGTATTAATATTATCCGTATCAATATCACTTGTTTTCCATTTCCAACCTGCTTTGCTTTTAAACAAGTTAGTTTTAATTTGTGTGTTACCTTTTCCTTTTGTTCCTACTTCTTCTACATTTTTATTTGTCACATTGAAAGAAGGTTTGCCATCAGGATTAATTTTTATATTAGCATTAGGAACATTTTTACCTGTTAAATCTTCGCCTGTAATGGGATTTAAATATTTTCCACCTTTAGGTCTTTCACCTTCTGGAAACATTCTTTCAGGTTTTGGAAATACAGGCACAGTATCTTCTGCTTTTTTTAAAGCACGTAATCCTTTACCTGCTGCATCACCCACTACAGGAATTAAACCCAAAGCACCTGCCGCAGTTTCTATAGCAGCACCAGTATAATCTTTTTCATCCATAGCATCTGATACACGTTTAACTGCCATAGCTTCCCCAACTCCGGGAATAAACTCTGCCGCACCTTTTGCTATATCAACTTTTGATTCATCTAACTTTTTTAATACATCACTAGCAGTTTTTCTTGTAGGCTGTTCTACAGTACCACTAGGTTCTCGTGTCATAAATCCTTGTTCCATCTGTTTAGATAAAGATAAACCACCTTCATTTAATCCTAATCTTGTTCCCCTACCACCAGTTATAGTGCTAGTAATTCCTTGAAAAATGTCACCTACACCAGAAAGCACATTTCTTTTTTTAGTAAATACTTTTTCACCCGGTTTAATTAAATCTGCATTTTCAATCTGAGGATTTTGTTTTAATAATTCACTTACAGACAAACCTGTTCTATCTGCTATCTTAGAAAGAGTATCCCCTCTATTAACAATAGTATATCGGCTACCTTTTCCTTCTTCATCTTCATATATAAAAGTTGGTTGTTCATTTCTTGTTGGGGCTACTGGTTCAAAACTTTTTTGGGTTTGTTCTGCAACGTCTAGAGGTAAAACAGTTTTTGATTTAATACCTATTTCATCAAGATGTGATAACTGCTGTTGTTGTTCTAGTGCATTAAATACTTTAGGTTTTATATATTCTTTTCTAAATAAAATAGCAGCTTGTTCAGGTGTAACTTTTTCCATAGTAGCTGCTAAATTTCGTGCATTATCTACACCAAAAAATGAACCATCATTATATTTTTTATCCAAATTACCTGTACTATCTAATAATGCAAATTTAACTTGTGCTTCAGGAGAATTAGGATTTAAATTATTTTCTTTTGTCCATTCATAAAAACCATTTTTTGATTTACCATCAAATTGAAATAATCCAAAACCTTTACCAAGGACAGAAGAAGATAAAAATTCATCATCAGATTGTGTAAGTCTTAAATTCTTTGCATAATCTGATGCATCCTCATCTAGAACTTGTCTAGCTGTTGGGTCAAAACTACTCTCTTCACCAGCAGTGGCATACAAAGCAGCTGTATAATTATCAGGATTTAGACCTAGTGATATTGCTTCTTTTCTAATAATATCAATAAGTTTGGTTTTATCCATTTACTTCATCTCTTAACATTTTAAGTTTACGTAAAGTTGCTATAGCACCCTGCTGTCTATGCATAGTTACAGCATCATCAGACTGCTCAAGTACTCTATGATGTTGCTCTATTACTAAATCAATATAATTATTGAACGCTTGCCACTGGTTGCTGTTGTTCACTAGGGGCTTGAGGTTGCTCAACACCTGCTTCTTGTCCATTTGCACTAAATCCTTGTTCACCCGGAACTGGTACTTGACCTGTTCCTATGTTTGCACCACCTGCACCAGTTGGGTCTTCTGGATTAACTCCTGCTGGTACGCCTTGTTCTGGGGGTTGTTCCTGTTGAAAACTCTTCATTAGTTCTGCCTGAAGAGCTGCCTCATCCATATTATTAGTAACTTTGTCAGGGTCTAGTTCAAGAGACTTGGCAATCTCACGGATAATAAATTGAAACTTAGCAAACGGTGCAAGTGCTGGATTACTTGCTACCTGTAAGAACTGCATCAGTCTCTGACTGCGTACTTCATTAGCCATTAGACTTTCAGTACCACGTGCTTTAACTTCTAAGTCACCACGTATAGCAGGGTCAAAATCAAATTGCATGTTAAAGCGGAATAGACCCTCTCCTAGCGGTCTTAGAATATAATCGTCTACATTCTTAATAACATTCTTTGTACCCCCTGCAGCAGCGTTCATAAGCATACTAATACCACTTGCAGTTCTACCTACACCCGATACACCTGTTTGTCCATGTGCAAATGATGGGAAGCCTGTGCTTTCATCAGAGAGTACACGAGCCTTGTCAAACAGCATCATGTTCTCACTAGATACATTCGGGAACTTCGTACCAAATATAGCCTGACCGGGTGCGCCACCTTGTCTGCGGAAAACCTTGCCCGGATATAGTGACAAGTCTTGACCCGGCACTAGGTTTGTTTCATCTACCTCTACAATCAAATTACCAGACAATACAGCATTGTCAACAGCCATACGCATAAAGCCATTCATTAATGTCTGTGTATCGTCCATGTTTTCAGCAATACCTACACCAAAGAATGAATATGGATTTAATTCATATGGTGCAGCCATGTAAGGAATGTTTGCAGGTTTAAATGGATTAAGCACCATTCTTAGTACTTTTCCATTGCATATCCACACGTTAGCTTGTAGTTCATCAAAATCTTTTAGTTCAGTTGGTATTTCTGTTCCATACTCTTCTAATAGTTCTGTATCAATCATACCCCAGTATTCAAGAACTTCAAAACGCTCTACATCATGTTCTGGTGCATAATCTGATAAATCATCTTCCCAATATTTTTTATCATAATTTTCACCAAGTTTAATGGCTTCATCAATTACGTTGTCTCTGAAGTACGGTCTTTTTTTGAGATGCCGAAGTTGCGACCTTGACATCTTGTGTCGTTCAATAACATACTGCGCTTCATCCATATTATTGGAATCAGGGTCAGGATAGAAATTCCACACAGAAACATGATTGATTTGTGGTATTGTTTTAAACATCGGGTCATAATTACCATCCTCATCCCAATTTGGGTACTCTTTATTTACAGCAAATGGACCTTTTAATACGCCTGTACCAAATAGTGCCATCTCAAACGAACTACTACGCATGTGTTTATTAGCACCCGATTCCTGCAACTGGTCATGTATTTTCTTTTCCATTTGCTTTGCAGCAATCATTGCAGGACTAAACGTAATTGATGTAGGAGATTTACCAACACCTTCACGTAAGTTTTCTACATCTGCTAATTTATTTTCTAAAGGTCCTAATTTGTTTAATAAACTTGATTCTGTTGCACCCGGTTCTAAATCTACACCATCGCCTTTAAAACCATAAGGACTATTATAATTAGAATCTATTAACTCTTTAGGTAATTGAGGGTCAAAGTTAACATCTGCTACAACACCATCTGGTAATTCTGTAGGGTCAATCGTAATTGGAAATTTATTGTTTGCAAACAGTACATCAACAATTTGACCATAAGCTGCTAATGTTTTAGTTTTAGTTACTTTTACAAATACTCTTGACTTTTCAGTCTCATTAAACTGTACATCAGGTCCGTATAAACCACGATAATTTCTATATGCTTGTAACCAGCGTTGCTCATCTTGATAACGATAATCTTCAGACTTTTTAAATCTACCCTCAACGTAATTAACTATTGAATTAATATCTACATCAGTTTCTGTGCTGTTATCAGAATCTTCAAGAGATATACCTTCTTCTTCAAGCATTACATTTTCTTCTTCATTCATACTCTTGTCCTTAATATCCAAAGGTTGAATCTGCTACTTGCATACCACCACCCGGTTTTCCATGTGGGTCATAATCAAATATACTAAAACGTGGTCGTGACATTATACCATATCTCATCGCATCGTACAAGTGGTCTTCCGCAGTCGTGTCAATATCTTCTGGATTTTTCTTGTCAATTGGCAAGGCAGGTAACTGTGCGATAATGTTTGTACAACTACTAAAGAAAACAAGTCTAGGCTCTTCCGTATATTCATCTACTTGTAGTCGTCTGTGTATTTCGTTTTTACCAGCAACACGACTACCTCTACTTCTATCTGATGGTCGCCATCTGCAACCCTTTTGTATCATTTGCTCTGCAAGGCTAGGCCCAGTATCACCACGCTTATGCCAAAGAGAACTGTCAAGAACACCATACTTAATATTGCCATCCCCAGCCTCTAAGTCTAGTATCATATCTGCTAAGTCAGTTGCGAGTACTTTAGAGGTATATAGTTCTCTGTAAACAATTAGTTGCTCACTTGGACTAACAGCAAACCAAACCACGCCACTATATGAACCATAACCATAATCACATGCTCTAAACTTAACCCAGTTGTTAGGTATATCAAAAGGCTCAACAACATGGATATCACGATTAAATTCAGTAAATGCTGCACCCTCTTTAATATCCCAGTCACCTTCCAAGAGTTGTCGTCTTTGTTGCTCTGGTAGTGACAGAAGCATTGCTTCGTAGTCACCTGATTCGGATAGGTAAGGATTGTCAGTAAGTCTCGCTGGGATAAATCTCCTTTTAAACAAAGACTTTCCTGCCTTTGAGTGTCCAGCAGGATATCGCAACACTTCGTTAGTTTCAATGTCTGTTGCATCAAATGCTTTGTCATATGGTGCAGGGTCAATAAACATTTTCTTCACCCAGTGATGTCCTCTTCCCCCGGGGTTAGTTGTAGCCCTCAT